CTAATATACTCGCGCACGTGGCAGATCACTCAGCCGTGTCGTGTATGCCGGCGACAGTAGCTCACGCTTCATTGACCACACCTGATGCGCCCCTTGTCCTGCAAACCACAGTTTTGCCCTCCCCGAGTTATTGATCCGATCAAGCACCCCCATCAGTTGCTCGCTGTTATGCCGTGGCTTGTACTCATCGAACAACCCCAACTGAGCCACACCTTGACTGTAAAAATCCTGCAGCATCACCCCGCCTTTCTGATATCGATGGCCAGGTTGCCAAACCGCATCCAGGCAACGCATAGCCGCAGCGATAATGTCCCGAGTATCCTGCGTTGGCGTACTCAGTTTTATGCTTGCGGTGTTGCCATAGTATTCCTCATTGATGGCAAATGGGCTGGTTTTGAGCCACGCGCTGACATGCCGGCAATACTGATGCTCTTCCCTCAACTTCTCCGCTGCACGCGTCGCGTACATGCAAATAGCCTGATGCATCTGGTCATACTCGGTGATCCGATCTCCGAAGCTGCGGCTGCAGATGATCTGTTGTTTTGTCGGCGCAAACTCCTCCAGCTCGAGACAAGGCTGACCACGTAGCTCGCGGACGGTTCGCTCTATCACAACGCTGAAATGCTTGCGGATCATCGTAGTGCTTGCATCGGCCAGTTGGAGTGCCGTTTCTATACCCATCATGTTGAGCTTTTTCGATATCCGGCGTCCGATACCCCAGACCTCATCGACAGGCACGAGGCCCATCAATTTGCGCTGGCGCCCTTCATTGGACAGATCCACTACTCCGCCAGTCTTGTCCCACTTCTTCGCCGCGAAGTTTGCCAGCTTGGCTAACGTCTTGGTTTGGGCAATGCCAACGCCAACAGTTAGCCCAGTGTTGCGCAGTACCTTGGCCCTCACCTGGCGGCCGAAAGTATCCAGATCAATGCTGTTACGAACTCCAGTCAGATCAAGAAAACTTTCGTCAATTGAATACACTTCTACGCGTGGCGCCATCTCTTCTAAAACAGCCATCACACGCTGAGACATGTCGGCGTATAGCTCATAGTTGCTGCTGAACGCGATGCCCCCTGCGCGCTCAAATTCCCGCTTAATTTTGAAATAGGGCTCTCCCATCTTTAACCCTAACGCCTTCGCTTCCTTGCTCCTGGCTACGACGCATCCGTCATTATTCGACAGAACGACGACAGGACGCCCTCGCAGATCTGGGCGCCACAACGTTTCGCAGCTCGCGTAGAAGCTGTTCACATCAGCAAGCGCGTACATCACTTGAGCCTCGTTATCGAAGACACAACAACGCCCATCACCTCCAGATCGTCACCGCCATCATGAAGCAGGATCGGCTCATACTTCGGGTTCATGGGTTCCAATTGCGCGCGAGGATGCAAACAGAGACGCTTCACGGTGAACTCGCCGGCTATGCTGGCAATAACAATATCTCCATGGGCTGGGCTGATGCTGCGGTCAACAACAAGCATAGAGCCCTCAGTGATCCCGGCCTCAAGCATGGAATCACCTGTCGCATAGAGAAAATAGGTCGCATTGGGATGGCTGATGCAGTACTCGTTCAGATCGATGCGCGAACTGACGTAATCTGCTTCAGGACTGGGAAACCCCGCCGGCACCTTGTCGGCGAAAAGCGGGATTTTGAGCTTGGTTGGGTTTGGTGTTGGATAAAAGAAAGTCATAATGTTGCCTTGTTACTGTGTTTTTATACAGTATATGCGCAAGATTTTGACGGGGGAAAGTTCGGATTTTTGGTAGAACGGTAGGATATTGATTGGCAAGGAAAGATAGTTTTTGTGAATGTCATAGGGTGATAGTTAGCTTTGCGATCGATTTTAACGATCGATAGAGAAAAATTGATCTACAGAACCAATTTGATGGATTGATAGCCAAGCTACAACATATGGGTTTAATTCTCATTGCTTGGTAATCCAATGCCTATCAAAGCACTGACACGGATCGCAGCCTTAGTATCCGTCACTTCTATCACAACCGGTTTTACCCGCTGGCCGGATGTCATGTTCATATCAAGTTGCGCGATGATCCTCATCTGGCTACATGCTGAGTGGGACTGGAGAAGGCAGCGCTAGCGCTGCCCGTCGCATAATTACAACCCAGTTACGCCTCGCGCAGCCATGACCTGCGAAACAATGTCCATGTATACCACTGCCTTGCTGACATCCATATACTCGTTGTAGAACAACACTGTTCCAAGATGCCCGCTCGCAGCACCACTGGTGATAGAACCACCGCCAATGTTTGAAGGGATGCCATTAAGCCTGAATGGGTTAGAAGTTCCCTTTGTCCTGCTCGTTAGAGCAAAATCGGTGTATCCTCCAGCATGTTGAATAATGCGAAGATTTGAATTATTCCAGGTGTATGCCTTAATCATCCAGCCATTATTAATGTCAACATTTACAGAAGTAATTGCATTGGTATTTTTTGCCACATCAAACTGACCATTAGTTAAGCCTGCAGCGCCAGATTTTGTCAGCCGCACACCTTGATACGGGTTACCACTTAAATTAAGATTATTTAATATTGATGCAGGAGGACTGCTTGACGGGATTTCCTGACAAATTATCACCGTCATATTATCTCGTTCCATCACTGGAGTTGTAATTATATGACTTGCGTCATTTGCCAGAACAGCCCCTACACCATCAAATGAACCAGACCACGTAAAATGATTGCCATTACCGCTGAAGTCCTGATTACTTAGCATCTTATAACCTGCAAGCAGAGTAGGACTAAGAAGTCCAGCGGCAGGATTTATAACCGGCAAATCATCATTATCAATGACAGCGTCAATAATAATTCTCATTTATAACTCCATAATGGAAAAAACACCCATTTGGGCCAGGGAAATTGTCGATAAACCTGAATTCACAATAATTGTGATAATTTCAGTGTCCTGTGGCACCTCGAACTCATAATAAAAGTAATTAAACCCATCAGTGACCGCTTTAGTGTCCCAGCCTCGCACGCCCGCGAGGTATCCCGTTGAGCTATTGGTTCCTGCCACGGCGTAACACTCAAATAGAGAACCTTCAGTATTAACGAAGTAACCCATGGCTAATTTGGCGCCTGGAATAACTGAGATAGAGCGATATGCTTTTTGTCCGCTGAATCTCCATGCGTTACCTTTGATAGCCTCATCCTGCTGGATTGATGCTGTACCCACTTTTTCAATTGTCCAACCACTAGGGTTTACACCGTCGTTATCCAAAAACAGGGGGTTAGCCAATAAATTAGAGGTCAGCCCGATGCTAACCTGTTCATCCGCTCTTTGTGGCCATACTGGCGCCGTCCACTCCTGCAACCCTTCAATAAGCGCCTTTGCCATTGCTTTAGCACCGATGGCGTTAGGGTGTGAGACATCTTGGTTATACCCAGAGATCCAGTCGCCAGTCCGCGGGTCAACTGTGTAACGGTGTAGATCGACCAGTGGAAGTCGATATTTTCTGGCATATGCACGAAGCCAACCATTGAGCTTATGCTCAGCACTTCGCCTGATGTCATTTGAACTATTACCCTGTGCTGACATAGTGCAAACCACCGGAATTATTCCTTTTTGCCGCAATATTCTAAATATTTTCTTAAAAGCTGGGATAGTGACTGTATCGATATCAATCCCTTGAACAATGTCGTTTCTCCCACCCATCACTACGCAAAACGTCGGTTTTGCCGCAACTGCATTAGGCAGATGGACACTAAGTATTTGCGAGATGGTATAACCTCCCGTTGCAGAAGCTCCAATGAGTTTAAGACGCCCGAGCGTTAGCAGCATTGCCCAGCAGTGCCAGGACAGTGCATTGAAGCAGGCTGCGTAGGTATCCCCATTCATCGTCGCAAAAGCACTTATCCCATTCGCCGTAATAGAATCACCGATTGCAAAAAAATCACCGGATAAGGGGCCTCGGTGGTTGTGCAATGGTTCTCCCAGATAGATTTTTCGCCCATTTTTCGGATCTGTAGCAAATAGAACCCTTCCGTCTGGTGTTACTTCTGCAAGAGGATAAATATCATCAGATTCGGATTCTGCAGTGATACTTTGAGTGGCTATGCTTACTGGAGAGAATTGTTCTACGGACATACTTTTTGACTTTATGCCTCCAGGAGCATTAATTACTCCACTGTCATCTGAAAATAGCAACCCTTTCCCTTCCTTATCTACAAACTCGAAAGGATAAACGGAATCTGATTCTGTTTTAAGCCCTTCCGTTCTACTATCTGTAGACTTTGCAAGCTCGTTTACCATGTCTAAATAACGCTTATTCGGATATGAAGTTATGAACTCTGCAACCCCAATATTGTTGAGATAATAATTAAATGCGACAACAGATAGAGTTGCATCGTGGATTGCGACACGAAACGATTTCCCTGCTGGTGTCCCGGCGATCCCAGCAATCGTCCCATCAGGATCCGCAGGGGTAATGTAATAAGTATTTGCGTCTGCGATGTTTTGGGCGTTTTCTGCTGCCGCCTCGGCTTTGGTGGCTGCATCTGTCGCGATGACTGCATTATCAGCCACGCCTTCAGCTGCTTCCGCCGCGCCAAGTTCAGCCTGAGTGGCTTTTGCGGCGGAGTTAGCCGCTGAAACTGCACTACCTTGAGCTGCTTGCGCGTATGCATCACCTGCTGATGCGCCGGCAGTGCGGCGCTGGCCAAGGGTAACAGAAACCCCTACCACGTCAGTGACTGGCAAACCATTATTTGACATGATTTATTTCTCTCTATTAAGCGGTGCGATACCAGCCCATTAATTTGACGTAAGCATTGGTGATATTAATTGAACTTCCAGAGCCAAGGGTTTCTGTTAAACCACTAACATTATGTGAATGCGTACCAATATTTACCGTGTGTGCGTGTTCACCGTCGTCACTTGTATAAGTAAGCGGCCTATGTGAATCATTATCAGACCCAACTATATAGTCTTGGTATGAAGCTCCTGGGCCTGCCATGCCAGACCTATGATTATGTCTGCCCTGGGTATCTGTTTGTCGAGAGCCGAGATCTACTTCATTAGCAGTGCCGCTGACAGATAACGCTATATTTGGCAGGCTTTCCTTACTGATGATTATTTGATCAGCCCCGCCGGACTCAAGCAAATCACTCCCATCAGGTTTCGATAACCTGATGGTTTTATTCTCACCAAGGTATACCCACGTAGTGCCTGGAAAAAGTTCGTTAGGGTTTTTATTTTGAGCAAACCAGGCAACCATGCCGACAGGGTGACTAAAATTAATTATTGGTTTTGATAATGCTTTAATCAGTGATTGTAAAACCTTGCTCGTATCACCATCATCCAACACATCATCACCGGAGTTAATGGAAATGAAATCTCCTAATACGGATGACATCACGGAAGATTGCCGCCATACCTTGTTAAGTTCTTCACTTTTTGCGACACCTGCGGTAAATCCCGCCCCTACAGCGGGTAGTGATTCATATTCATTCTGTGATAACACGTTCGCATATTCACCGATGGCAAACGGTTTAAATTCATTCTTCGCCATTTATCCCTCCACAACTTCATAATTTACGGCGATCCCCAACGGTTTAATCGAGAGATACCCCTGCCGAATAATTTCTTTCGTGATTGCCGGTATTACGGCCCCTCGAGCTGTGATCGTCATGCTCATGTCGAGATTGTCCGAAAAAGTGATCGTGATACCGCCTTTCGGATAAATAGCCGCCAGAACGGCGGGCAGCGTTTCTACCGTACCGTCCCAGTTGTTGGCGCCGATTTTTGCACGCAGTACCGTTCGATAGGTGTCGTCATCAAGATCGATATACTCGTCGCCGTAGTCGTAGCGCCCCTTCCATGTCCCCAGGTCGAAACCCAGAACGGGATCATCGAACGAAAAATAATGGTTCACTGCCGGCGCGCGTATGCGACGCCCGCGCCCCACCCACAGGCCGATTACATCGAGCTGAGCGCCAATGGCGCTGTCAAGGTCAAACGCCGGCACGATGCCGCGCGTGCTGTCCAGTTGACGTGCGAACGCCTCAGTAACTGCATTGACGGTGGCGAAGTAGTTGGGGAATTGGCAGTGATAAGCGGGTATTAATGCGGTGTATTTGTTGGTCATCATGCCACCGTGATAATTGCGATATTCTCCGGCGAACAGGTCGCAGACTCGTTAAACAGGATCGGAATGTTGGCCTCGCTCATCGTGACTGCATCTTTTCCAATGCTCACCGTCATCAGGTCATAGGTTTTCCCGCTGGCAGCATTTCCCAACGTGGCGGGAACATAGAGCCGGGAAAAATAAACGGTGTCACCGATGTAGAGCGTGTTGATGTAGTCGGACACGGCTTTTTTTATGTCTTCGCCGATGTCGCTGGTGTAGCCAGGAAGCACCTTAATTTTGATAGCGGCGTAAATCGGAACTTTAGTCGGCCGGAAAAAATGGATCGGCTTGTCTGTGCCATAGGCATCTTTGACGATCACCGTCGTAGTCCCGAACGTCGGCGCGCCAGGTGATTTTTTTATCGCGATGATCCGGGCGATCTCTTCTGCATCGCCGCCGTCTACCACCATCGAAACCGCATGCGCCGGCACGCCGTTGATGTCGGTTTCCGAAGTGTCGTTGTCGTAGCCCTTGTAGCGCGTCACGCCTGTTATATTGGCAATGGCGCCTATCAGCCCTTCCATGACAGTTCGGGACGGTAGCGCGACGCTGAGCGCCTGCCGCTGGCGCAGCTCGGCGTCAGTTTCCACCGGTTTGCCGGCGGTGGCCGCTTCAGGGTTCGTGACGGATTGCCAGCCACGCGTAGGTGTGGCGATTTGCGAAACATCGCCGGGCAGCGCGGTGATAGCGCCTGCCTTCTGCGCCGTCGCAGTTACTACCGCCTGGCCGTGAATATCGAGTTCCACCTCTGCCGGCAAATCCCAGAGGTTCCCGGCGCTGTCACGTACTGAGGCATTTCTGATGACTATGCCAACCTGACCGATCAGCTTCACGTCAACCGTGGAATTTGACGGCGCCTTTCGGCTGATACCGTTGATTTTGACGTTACTCGCCAACCCTGCTCCTGTGCCGGTCGCCGGGCTAAACGCATTCCAGGTGGCGATCGCCGCATTGTTGCCGCCGTGCATCGCGTATGCGATCAGCGACAACAGCACGCCGTCTTTGCTGTCTGGCTCGATGTAGATGTCATCGCCATAGATGCCGCGAAAAATCGTCTGCCACCCGGTGAGAATGGTCTGGAATTCAGGCGCGCTCATCCCTGCCGCCGTTATTTTTGGCAGCATCGAATCGATAATGTCTTCATACATAGGTTGTTACCGAGGTTTGGCCGAAGGCGGTGTTTAGCGTGGCGGTGATCAGGAGGTCGCGCGTATCAACATCGCGCTGGCTCTGGTACTCGACGATCTCGGTCACGTTCGGCGTGCCGAGGATGCGCTCGCGGATCACGATGTCATAGAGGCCCGACGTGTATTTGCCGAGTATCTGCGTCCAGTCGGTGCCGGCGGTGGTATCGAGGAACCACTCACCCTTTCGCAGCTGCAGGCGGCTGATCACCGCCATGCCCACGGCCTCAGGCGTGTTAATGAAGAAATCCCCCTCGCCGCGCCCGAAACTGTAATCGCCGTTCTTGTCTTCTTTCCGGTATCTCACTGCGGGCCTCCCGTCTGGCCGCCGCCAGTTTCTACACCACCGTGCTTGTGCGTCTGCAGGCTGATGCCGCCGGACTTGACGTCGTTCGTCACGTTCACCGGCCCCAGCATCGTCGCCGTGCCGCCGCCGTCCCCCATGCCCTGCGACAGGTTGCCGTTGATGGTCACGTTGCCGTTGAGCACAATTTCGGAGGAGTTGATCTCCGTGCCGCCCTGCGCGCTGGCGGTCAGCTTGCCCGGCGTGGTAACGGTCACCGCGTGGCTACTGGGATCGAGTTCGATAAATGCTGCGCCGTCGTCGGTGCGCAGCTGCGCGGCGCTGGTGCTGATACCGCTGATTTTCTGCGCCTGCGACTGCGGGCCAACAATAGCGAAAGCGTCAGACAGGTGGTGCATACGTTCGGCGGCCGACTCCTGCACGCCGCCGTTTTGCCACCAGAAATCGATGCTACGGTCGGCAAACACAAGAAGGCACTCATCACCCGACTTGACCGGAAACGTGAGCGTAACGCCCCCGCCGCGAGGGAAAATGACCGGCACATCTACCAACAGTGGCAAACTGGCAGAATTTCCGCCGCCGGCGCTTTCCGGCTCGGAACCTTTCACGGCTGGCAGGACAACACAGGTCACCGCGTCCGCGTCAAAGGATTGAATGATGCCGGGGATCGATACGCGCATTCCCGCGTTGATGGCGTCGATCAGCGCCTGGTCGGCCTGCTGCTTATCGCCGATTTGAGATGTGAGGGATACGGGCATGAATTTTCCCCATAAAAAAACCCGCCGAAGCGGGTTTTTTTCATTAATTAAATTAGTTACTTATCGAAAGCTTGTTAGATTTCAACTCGTACCACTTAGAAAAGTAGAGTTTTGCAGCCTCAAGACTGGCCTTTGCCATATCTTCTGAAACTGTAACCTCTTTCAAATGGTAATCGGCTTCGTTTCGAGCATCGCGTTGTTGTTTTAATGTATAGCCCAAAATCTTTAAGCTTCTCGACTCGAAAGGTTCAGCTTTATGCTCTGCAGCGTTGGTCATATAGCCAATAAGGTTCGCATGGTGATTACTACTGAAATGCGGGACACACGTTAATGAATTCATGGTTTCGTGAAACATTCCGTAATAAGCCCGCGATATGCAGCTTCTATACCCCGACTCGCAAGCCATGAGGGTACAGTTTTCAGCTACTTGAAGGATATCATTTCCATCAACCGCCATAACTCACCCCTGTATGCAACTCTCTGAATGGAGAAAACCTCGCGGTAAGCGAACAGTTATCCAACGCCTCTTCCATACAAATTCTTTCTGCCAAAACATAATTCATCTGAGCAATTATTTTCGGGTCAATGTCATGAAGATCTATAACATAACTCATGTTGTTGTTTTTGCTAACTTCAACACGCCCTGTTTTAACGGAAAACTCTTTGCAAACGTTTTGAGTGATTGAAGCCAAAAGGAAGAATTGTTCTTTTGTGCACCCAGATGTGTTATAGGCATCATCAACCTCACCGAGCAACTCCAGCTTGTGTTTTTCAGCCATAGTCCTCCCCTCATCTTCGGACAGCAGCTTAATGTGCTTATCCATAAACATTTCGAGGGCATCCCGATCACCTGTGCGATAGGCTATAGAATACGCCATTTTAGTGAAGGTTTTTGTTTCAAACCTCTCGGCGAACTCGTAAATTTTATCGCGTAATTTCGCCATATTCCCAGTAACTTCAAGCACAACGCAATAGTTGATGGCAACTGAATGTGGGTCATTAATCTCATTGACAGCAGACTCAAACAATTGCTCAGCTTTGGAGAATCGTCCGGCTACCGCGTGAAGCACACCAAGAGCACTAATAGAAGCCGGAGTTCTGATTTTCTCTAGCTCTCTTACGCCTCGCATATAGTCGAAGTCATTTATGGCGATGCCTAGCTTAAGCATCTCCCCATAAGTGGTAAGGAGTTCGACTGACTTTTCTTTTGGTATGCCTGCTGCCATCTCGATCAACTCTTTGTTGCTGGGTTAGAAAGTGTACGTTCCTGTGATTAGATTAGTCAAACTCAAACATGATGTGCCAGACCTCAGAAAATCATTTCACCTTCACGCAATCATAAGTCGCAAACTGACGCGGCGCATCCATGCTGGCCTGAAGCAGCTGAACGTTAAGAAAACGCTTCGTGCCGCCCCGCTTCACGTACTCCATCCCTAACCATTTCCCCGGCTGGTTCGTTGCGACACGCCACTCCATTTTAACATTGTCGTAATCTGGTGGATTTGTCAGATATGTAACTTTCTGGGTTTCTGGCCGCACTCCATTTATGTGCATGAATCCATCATCGCTCGGGGTTAAAAGATAATCTCCACACCGTACGTCTGCGGTGGCGGTCATTGAAAATGAAGCGGCAAGTAAACAAAAAATTATCCTTTTCATATCCCCTACTTATGATTGCCTTGAAAGCGCTGAACTGCTTAGCATATCCGCGGAACCAATCGCGAAGCACATCAGATCCATGTACCACGCCTGGCCCCGTGTGTCGCCAGTATAGTCGATCGCTTTCACGATATACACGCCGTCCGTCGCAATGCTGGCCGGCTGCTGCAGGGAACCGGCAACAACTCGGTTTCCGTTTTGGTCGGTTTCGCTGATACGCCCACCGGATTGGGCGATCTCACTGTCGGATAGCGCTGTTCGATAAACTGATGCCTGGTCGAGTTGGATCAGGCCATTAATGCGAATATTCGGGTTGATGAGGCAGCGCACATTAACGCCGGCGCCCATCGTCTGCTGAGGCATGCCGATCATTCCTGTTTCGCTGTTCAGCACGATAGCCTCGTGAATGTATTTGTTCTCGTTGACCATCTGCAGCTTGCCGTCGATCAGCTGCCAGGTGGCCTTACACATGCCGGCAACGGAGTCCATGACATCGCGCGCGGATTGGAACAGCGCCAGCCCGCGAGGAAAAACCGTATCGGGAAAAGTTCCGGTGATCCCCTGGGTGATGCCGTAGGCGTTGAAGCTTTTCAGGGCGGCATTGTACACGTCAGCCACGGTATATCCTGCGGCGAGCGTGGTGTTCACCGTCGCATAGAGAAACGCTTCATGATCGCCCACGGCCTGAATCAGCACCCAGGAATCGGTTGGGTTGTCTTTGCCGGTGATCGTGAAGCGCAGGCCCCCCTCAAAAATCAGACCAAAGTTCTGGCCGTCCCGCTGGCCTGATTTTGCCGGGTCCACCGGCCGCGCTACGCCGACCTGACTGGCATCTGCATCTGGGGCGATCCCGTCATAGCCGGCAATCATGCGGATTTTGGAAAACTCGCTGCCCAGAATCCGGTTTTGGGTATCCAGCGACAGGTTGTAAATTTTGACGTTGGCGACGCGCGGCCACCGCGTATCGGCCCACTCAATGCGGAAAGTGACTTTAAAATCTGACAGGCTGATGCCGCTGCCCTGCTGGTCCAGCAGCTGCAGCTCAAAATGCCGCATCCAGTTCTGACTCATGTCCTACCCCTGCACAAAATAAAGATGACTGCCGATCCCGAGATTGGTTTTCGTCGGTAGCTCTGGTTCGTTGTTGTCGACCATGACGATCAGCGCACCGGTAAACCCCAGGTGCGCATGCTGCGCCAGCAGGTTGGCGCCAGGCACCAACGGCACGCTATTCACCAACGCGCCGCCGGCGCTGTCCATAAGGTCGAGCAACCAGCCGGCCTCATCGCGCCAGGTCAGCCGCATATTCATCTGCTGGCCGCCCAGCGCGATCCCGAATTGCTGATTGTCCGGCGTCAGCGGAATTTCCTGAATGTTCACCCGAAACCTCCCAGCACTCCCAGCGCGCCGCGCTGCGCCTGGGAGAGCAAACTTTCGTTGACCGGCTTGGCCGATTTCGTGCCGGAGTTCTGCACCGCCGACGTGCTGACGCCGTCGGCCATGTTGGCTTTATCCGCAACCGAAACGCTCTGCGTGCGGGAAATGATGACGTTGCGCAGCGTCAGTACACACATCAGCACGTTTTCGCTGGTGCGATCGGTCGTGACATCCAGCGAACAGATCAGCATGTTCTGGTACTGTCGCTTGCCGGTGGTGACGTCGAACGGCAAGCGGCTTTCCTGCAGCGCGAGCAACTGCTTATAAACTTCCCGCGGGCCGCTGCTGAGCGTCCGCCCGCTGTTCATGTCGATAAACTGGGTTGTGTCGACGCCATCCAGCAGCGAGCCACCGCCGGCGAATCCCAGCTCCATCGTCACCTCTGACGGACGTTTGTAGGCGTGGTCGCTGACAGGCGCGCCATCCTCGATCGGGTGCTCGGTGATCTCCAGCGTGTCGCTGTGTTTTTCCGAGATTGCCACGCTCGGGATGATGCCGCCGATCTTCCGGGTCTGCTGAGAAAACAGGACGGAAAGAATATCCATTATTGCGGCCTCGCATAGAGTTGCTGGGTCAGGCGGGAGTTCACGCCAGTTTGACGATCGGCGACTTCCATCCCTGCGCGCGCGGGATCGTTAACGCCGTGGATATTGATCACCGTTTGCTGATTCAGGCTATTCCCGCCGGCGCCTGGCATGTTGCTGAGCACTCTCGGTATGTAGTTGCGCGTCTCCGCCGGCATCAGCTCCATGCCGTGCTTCTGAACGTTGCCGATCCCCCAGTTATAGGACGCCAGCGTTTTTTCCAGATCGCCGCCGTTCATGCGGAGCAGCATTCCCAGATAACGCGCCGCGGCCGCCGCCGACTTGGACGGGTCGAAGACGTCATCACCGCGTAGCCCCATGTCCCGGGCGGTGCCAGGCATGAACTGGAACAAGCCTTTCGCGCCGGCACCGGAAACAGCAAACTGATTGCCGCCAGATTCGGTTAGCGCAACGCTGCGCAGCAGGCCCGCCGGCAGGTTGTACATTGCCTCGAGCTGCGTCAGTTTAGGCTGCAGCCAGCCCAACAGCGCCGCCCCTGCTTTTGTCGCCTGCGGTCGGCGCACCGACTGGCCATATTGCGTAGATTCACCGCGGCGCCACGGCAGCAGTTTGCGCCCCCATTCGTCGACCGTGTCACTGCCCGGGAGCTGGTTCAGGAAATCGGCGACGGGGTTGTTGGTCAGCCAGGAATATTTCCCCTCGAGCGGTTTAACGACAGCCTCTTCGACCGCAAGCAAGCCGCCGATCACGCCAACTTTGCCCAGGCCGCCCATCGCTTTTGACAGGCCGCCGACGCTTTTAGTCACAGAGCCGATCGCGCTGACCATTTTCGCCGCCCAGGTCACAGCCACGAAACCGGCCAAAATTTCCAGCGCAGTTTTCCAGCCGCCGACGGCGTCTTTCAGTTCGAGCAGCTTGTCACGCAGCCAGATCATCGCGTTCTTAGCCTGGGTGATAGCCGGCTCCCACTTCGCCCAATCGATGAGGCTTTTTCCGCCTTCTTTCCAGGTGCGGTAATCGTCCCACAGCAGGCCGATACCCACGATAAGCGCAGTGATCATCCCAATCGGCGACATCAGGAAAGCGCTATTCAACAGCCGCCAGGCAACCAGCAGCGCGCCGAAAATCCCGATCAGTTTCCGCGATTCGGTATCGAGGCTTTTACACCAGGTGATCACCTGATCGATAGCCTGATAGCCACGGTAAAGCATCCGCCCGAAAACCTCGGCTAACCAGAGAACGCCTCGAACGGTTTTGGTGATGAATCCCTCTATCTTCGGGAAATTATCCATGATGCGCCGGCGCAGCGTATCCAGTGAGCCACTCAGGCCGCCGGCCAGATCTGAGCCGATTTTGTCTTTTGCCATGCCAAGCAGCGCGGTCAGGCTGCGCATGGAGGTCATGAATTTATTGGACTGCTGCGCCGCGCGATCGGCGTTCAGTCCGGTGGCTTTCAGCATGCTCTGGTAATCGGCAGTAAAACCGTTAATACCGCGGCGCATGGCGAGGAGCGTGTTTTCGTCGATCCCCAGCATCTGCGCATACTGATTCGCTCGGTAATACGGCATGCTGCGCAGCTTATCGCCGACACCGGTAAAAATGGCGGCGGCATCGCGCATCTGACCGTTCGCACCGCGCGTCTGCACGCCCAGGCGGTTCAGGAAACCTTCGGCGCCCGGGTTGTTACGGATGAATCTCGCGAGGCTCTCCAGCGAGCCCTGTGCCGCGGCCGCGTCTGCACCCATCTGCGAGGCGGCATATCCCAACGCGCGGATGCCCGCCACTGAGGCGCCGGTGCGCTGCGAGGCAAAATAGACTTTATCCAGGCCATTGGCGATCTGCGTGGTGAAGCCGACGATCGTCAGCGCAGCCCCTTCTACTGCCGCCCCCATTTTGAGCACGTTCGCCGTGACGCCGGCGACAACAGCCGAGAATTTTCGCTCGCCGGTGGAGTCGATTTCGAAGCCCAGAGAAATCAAAAAATCCTTGATGGTTTCAGCGTTCATTGATCCTCTCTCCACCTGGCGATCCGGGCTTCGTTATCCGCTTTCATGTCCAGGTAATCATTCATCAGCGCGACGTCGAACAAATCGAGGCGCCCATCCTTGAGCGCCTCAAAGCTGCACATGCCGGCATCCACCGGACGTAACAGGTAATCCTCGCCGCCCGGCAGGACGTCCAGCGTCAGGCCGGCGGCTGGTCTTTCGTCTCGCTGTCGGGGAGTGCGGGCAAAAAATTTCCCAACGAGTCCCCGACCACGCGCGCGACGATCTGCAGCATGTCCATCATGTCGATGTCATCGAACATCAGTTGACCGCTGGTAAAGATCGACGTGTAGACGGTGCCATTCTGGCGTGACACCACCGCCAGGCAGGGATGAATAATCGCGTTGCTGTCATCGTCGCTGACGTCCGCCAGCGTTTGGGCGATCACCGGTAGCGCCACTTTGAGCGCATCCTCAATCGAAATCTGCCCGGTTTTCAGCTGGCGCAACACCTTAATTTCCCCCAGCAGGCCGGACAGCAGCGGCAGCAGCTTCCGGGAAACTTTCAACTGCTCGAAAACATTCAGTTTGGCCGCACGGTATTTTTGGCCCTTAATTTCAAATTCCATGCATTACCCCTTAAAACGTGCCGAGCAGTTGGTCGATCTTGATGCAGTCGAACACCCAGGCGACGGTGTTACCGTCTTTGGCGTTCTGCCAATCCGGCAATTTCTTGAACGCGACGCCGCGCGCTGTGGTCACGTCGTTGCTGGATTTGTTGCGGATCACGATGACGTTGTTGCCCCAGGTCGCAGATGACAGCGACTGCGCGTTATACATCACCGACAGCTTGGCGTTCGTCGGGCTGGTTTTGAGTAGGTTGACGGTGATCGTCCCCGATTTGTCGGCGTGCAGGCTGTGCATCCCCTCACCATCGGCGCCGGTCACCATCGTGTTTTTGTCGCCGCCCATTGCAACGACGATCCCTTCGTCAGACGTCGCCGCACCGTTGCCGAGGTCAATCGAACCGCCGATGCCGGTGATATTGGCGGACACATCCAAAAAGCTATAAGTAGGCATTCCCCGGCTCCTTAGCGGTTAACGTTGATGATGACGTCGCCGAAGTGCACGGCGCCGGCCAGTTTGATTGCCACCTGCATCACCGGGGCTTTGCGGGCTTCGCGCTCCGCTTGCGCCTGCTGTGCAATCGGCGGGGAGTAGACGTAATACCCCTTTGTCAGCGTGTCGCCGGTATTCAGCGCGCCGAAACCGTCGCCACCCCACACGCCAGGCGCGATCAGACCGTTTTCAGCGCCCTGCGCCAGCGATGCTTCGACGTTGGTCAGCAGATCGGTAATCCCCTCATCGGTCTGAGGAACCTTTGTCGAGCTGGTATAGAGGCGGTTGTAGTAGTTGGTCTGAACGTAGTTCTGTAGCCAGTCCAGGCCGTGGCGCTCGTCGAAGAAATCAGCGTTACACATCACGCCTTCTTGCAGAATTGCCGTGTCGTTGTCGTAATTGACGAACACGTTGCAGTTTTTCTGCTGCAGGGTCAGCGCCTGGGTTTGTGTCAGCGTTTCCGCGACGATCCCCGGCTCTTGCTTAAATTTGATGGTGATCGTGGTGCGCCAGCCGGCGAAATTGACCGTAAAGGCACGGCCCAGAATCGACACCGCGGCGTAAGGGCTCTGGCTGGAATACTGGACACAGGTTGTACCGAACGCCGCGGCTTTCAGCCGGCTGGCAATGTCGGTGTTGTTGTCCGCATCGAGCACGGCGGTATTTTGTGTGGTGTGGGCGTAAATGCGGGAAACGTCATCGGATTGAATCAGGCCAGCGACCGCGAGCACTTCATCGTCAGAAATCGTCTCGGCGATATACAGGCCATACCATTTCGACGACAGGTCGATAAACTTCGCGACGCATTCAGCGATAGTTTCCGCCGGCTGGCGGGCGATAGTTTTCGCACCGGTGCCTTCAAGAATGCCCATCAGCGCGGAAATATCGGTTCCCGTGGCGTTTGGCGTAGCAAAGCCAACGGCGGACGTCTCACCGGTGGTTTTCGACGTCACAACAAAGCGCGCGTTATTCGCATCCCAGACGACGGTCGCCGTGGTCAGCTTTTCCGCCACGCGGGCGGCGACGCCGTTCAGGTTGGTCTCTGCCGACAGGTCAACGCCGGATACCGTTTTTACCGTTCCATCGACGCTGATTTTCATCGCGCCATCGGTCACGGTTGTGAAATTGGTCATCGCCTGTTGCGCAGTGTTCAGGATTGCACCGCGCAACGCTGCGGCAGTGTCCACTTTCACCCAGCGGCCAACGTACAGATCAATCGGCTGCGGGCGCTGCCAGTAGTAAACCTGAGCGGCTAACGCCTCAGGCGCCTGGATGCCGAAGTCAGATTGCACGCCGGTAATGCCGGAATAAGCGCGCATCCGCTCGCTGGCGTCAATCACCGGCGATGCCCCGATAATCAGCAACGAACCAAAGTTTCGAGCCTGCGCCGCGCGCAAGGCCATATTAATCGCAACGCCGACGACGTTACGAACAGGTAACCCCTGCTGAGCCATAATTATTCTCCGAAGAATTTTACCGTTGCCTCTGCGATCGGCTTGATGCCGTACTCGCGGACAACCTTGCGGCGCAGGCGGACGGTAATGTCATACCGGCGCACCCACTGGTTGTTGATGAGTTCAGGGAAAGGAATGATGTCGCCGATGCTGCCGAGCGACAGACCGACGGCGATCAGCTGATCGTTGTTTTGTGACAGGGTCAAACCATCACGAAAAATTGACGCTATGCGCTGGCTATGCGGCCCATAGAACGACGCTAGGCACTCGGTCACCTCGTGGCGCCACAATTCCGCACTGTCGTCGCTCTGCCGCGTAAACGCTGGATTATCATCACCGATAAAGCCGGAGATCCCCACGGCGCACCAGTCCACATCAGGCGGCATCAATGGTGGCTGTGTGGGTGTCCAGCGCGGCCGCACGTTGCCCGGCGGCAGCCCGGTTATACCGAGCACCCAACGATTTAGCGCACGTTCGAGCGCCTCATCATAATCAGGGCCGGGCGAAATTGGCGTCAGGTAACCGGCCTGCGTGCTGGTGTTATTGCTCAACGGGGATCCCTCCATCGAACGGCAGCAGCTCACAATGCGCCTGAACGAATCCCGCGCCGTAGGCCGTGTAAGGGTCGACAAAGGTCACACGGTAATCACGGTTCTGATAGGTCACGATGTCCGCGTCGCGCGCCGTCTGCCCGGCAGTGAGCCGCTCAGTGGTCACAACCAGAATTGCGCCGGTAACCACTTGGCCCGCAATCCTGCGCTGCGCTTCGAGCGACCGATCGACGGTAACCACTCCGGCAAACGGCATTTTTACCGGGGCGTTGGTGGCGAAGCCGTCATCATCGACGGTCTGCTGGTTGCGGGTGACAATCAGGGAGGTATCGCAAAAATCGGGATCGAAGAGCACGTCTGTAACGTCAAGAGTTGGCATTTTTGTCCCTCACGATGTAGGTCATCGCGCGCCGGTATTGCCCTTCATCGATCAGGGGGCGAGCGTTGGCATTGTCCGGCGCGTTGCCGGCGGCCCGGCTCTGCAATTCTTTAGCCGCACCTTTGCGCCCGCGGCGCGCCCGGGCTTTTAGCGTTGCTGGCGACAGCGGCGTAAAATCGGCTCTGGTCATGTAGCTTTTAACCGCCTGGCTCGCGATCGTGCCGGCCGACTCCAGCGCCGCAGTAGCAGCGCCGGTGCGACCATCAAACACCGCTTGTGCCGCGGCCTTCATTTTTGCGGTTGTCTCGGCATGCACCGATTTCACTCCGGGTTGAAGGTGCGGGCGCGGCGGGATGTTCTGCGCTGGCGATCCGTACTCGTTGATGTAGCCGATCTGTGCGTTGCCTATCCCGGGCTTTTCGCCATCCTCCGGCTGTCGTTCTGATGCCGATTCAGGGATCCCGACCAAGACGTCGCGGCGCGCGATTTCATTCAACGCAGAAAAAACGGCCTGCGACCGATCGGCCCGCACCTTCAACCCGCTTTTCATAGCTGTCGCCCTCCCATGCCAAACATCTGGATCAACTGCCAGAATTCGGCGCCATAGCGGGTGTTGTTCCAGAAGCCAGCATCCGGGTTCATCGTGGCGCTGCTGTCATAGCTCACGCTGACTTTGTCGACCGATTTCGACGACACAACGCCACTATTCGCCCCGCCACCACCACCGATCGCCGCCGCCCGGTTATCCGCCGCCTGGAGCGCCATGTAGTGCGCGACAAAAAGCTCGGCCAGATATGGGAATACCTCGCCGAAATTGTTTTCATCGAGCAGTTGGTCAGCCAGATTCAAGCGGAATTGAATTTGAGCGTTGGGAAAGGTGACGGCGTTGCCGAACTGCGGGAAATCTTCGCGGAATTTATCAACGGTCGGCAGATGGTTATTTTTTGCCACCTTTCGCGCCCTCAGTCAGCGCCGCCGCCAGCTGCTTCTGCAGGTCGGCGATCGTGTCATCGCATTTGCCGATAGTGGAGACGTGCTCGGCGATGATCTGATCGCGTTCGTCACGTTCCGTCGTCAGGTCGGCTACTTTGCTTTTTTCCTCCGCCAGCTGCTTCTGCAGGTCGGCGATCTGCGCCAGCACCTCCGCCGGCGCGCCGGCACTGTCACTTTTTCCGCCGTCGATAACTTCCGCATGCTCCAGGGTGAACCAGTTTTCGGCTACCTCTGGCGCCACCGAATGCAGGCCAGCGGAGAATTTTTCCACCTCATAATTCGGGTGCGTGAAAGTGAACGGCGTATGCACGCGGATTTTTATCAGTGATTGCTTCATGTGCTTTTCCTATAAGCCCCTTGCGGGGCTGTATTTAGATACCGTCGACGTATGCCAGGGTTTCGCGATATGGAGACTCCACCGCACCCAGGCGGCCGTAGTAGGTGGTCAGCTGGTACAGCCCGCGATACTGGATCGGGACGTTCTGCAGCGGAACCATTGGGAAACGCACGAACTTTTTGCTGTTGGTGTAGGCCACCATGCGATCCTTGCCGCCCGCACCGGCGCCTTTCAGCCATTTCACCGCGCGAATGTTCAGCGGGACGCCGTTCTGGTGATAGGCGATGGTGTTGGTCTGCAGGTAGGTCAGCAGCGACTGGTTGCCGGCGGACGAAACGATGATGCTCGACAGCAGCGCGAATTGCTCAGGCGGTAGCAACAGATCACGCGGAACGATCGTATAGCCGGAGTTGGCCCAGGCGGCCGACAGAGCGGAGTTGATCGATTGACGAATTTCGTCAGCGGTTGAGGCCGTCCAGACTTTCGGGGCGTTGGTAGTCAACACGCCGTTGTAGTTCACCAGGCCTTTTACGCCAATCAGCGAATCACCGCGGTAAACCTGCTCGTCGGTGTCCATGTTCCACTTCAGCTGCATGCCTTCGAATTTCTGGGCATCAACTGGGCGGCCGACCTGCTGTGCCGCAGCCAGTTCGACAACAGTCCAACCAAGCTCCATGCCCCACAGGGTCAGCGGGAAACCGGTTTTGTTGATGTCGAGGTTAACGGTCGCGATCTCGGTAGAGTTCTTGCCGATCCAGTTTTTGCCGTTCGGGTTTGGCGTGCCGGAGGCCGCAAGCTCGGTGTTGGTAAAGCTGGAAATGTCGTCAGCGATCGACACGTCCTCGCGCAGCTCAATATCACGGCTCCACGTATAGCCCACCAGCGGCATATTCAGTTCTTGGTCGAGCCGTTCCAGCTCGCCGATCAGAAATGCGCCGGTGCTGTCTACGGTCGCCTGGTCAAAGGTATGAAGTGACATAATCAGCGATTTCCTTAAATGTTGTATTCGATTTCGACGTTGCCAGCGGCATCACCGGGGCCGGTGAAAAATGCGGTCGGCAGGACGACGGTTTCATCAGTCACGGCAGCGGCTACTGCAGCGCCGAGCGGGCTCGCCGCGCTCGGGTTGGCGATGCGGATATTCACCGGCGCGCGCGGTGTGATGCCGGACGCGTCAACGCCGACATTCACGGTCATGTAGCCGCGGCGCAGGCGGTCGCCGGTGAGGTTTTTATCGGTGCCCACCTGGCGGACCAGATCAGGCGTCGAGGTGGTTGGGTACGGGCGAATGTAGAAGCCCAGGATCACGCCGGCAGCGTCGCCGGCTTCCAGCGGCACGAAATAGCCGCCTACGTCTTTACCCGCCAGACCGTAGGCGGCGAACGCTTTGGCGTTATTCAGCGCGACAGGCTCTGCAGTGAGGTGATGAGGGCGTGAAACAGCCCCGGCGATGCCCGCAGGCATCCGGTACGTGTAAGCAGTCATCGGCTTTTACCTTATTTTTTCCAGTATTCGGCGAAGGCTTTGTTCAGCGCTGCCGGTGAGTTGCGGTTTTGATGGTCGAAGGTGCGCAGCTGGGCTGCGGGCTGGTTGGCGCGCTTGGCGATTTCGCTGGCCGCGGTAAATGCGGCATCCAGCGACGCTTTCGGCATGGTTTTAAAATCGGGCTTGTCGCCGACCAACGGGACAAGGATCTGTGCGCCTTTTTGCGTGCGGAATGCAGCATCGAGCACTTCGCGTTTAAACGTCGCCAGCTTTCCACCCTCAGGCAGTTTGATCCCCGGAACCAGCAATTCAGCCCGGGCGATCACCGCCTGCTGATAGCCGGCGTCGGTGGTGGCCTTTTTCTTTTCCTCTTCGTCGTCATCGTCGCCGGGTTCGCCGTCGTTCGTGCCGCCGCCTTCCAATTTATCCAGGCGCGCGAGAATGGCTTGCGCCCAGGCAGGCACGTCCTCCTCGCCGTCTTTGGTAATGCCCGGGCCGCCGCCCATCTCGGGATCCTTATCCGGGAGTGGGTATTGCGGGCTGATGTTGATGTTGATGGCCTTCGGCAAATCACCCCCGCCCTCGCCATCATCGGTGGTGAGTTCGGCCGGCGCATTACTCATGGCCTCTTCGATCGCCGCGTTATCTTTGGTTTTCAGCGCGCGGCGCAGCGAATCAAACCACGTTTTTTTAGTTGCCATTGTTCTGCTATCTCCAATTGAACAGCGGATTCCCGCGCGGCCGGCAGGAACCAGCGCGACATGATTGCCGACAATGTCGTATTGCTCGGCTTTTCCCGGGGCCGTCTGCCGATATTCGGCGTCATACCCGCAGGAGATTTGATCCACGCCCTGATAAATCGCCTGGATGGCCTCGCTGCTTTTCACAACGAGATCCGCCAGCAATAAATCCGACTGTTCGCCGGTGCCGCGGCGGATATTGGTCGCGTGGCCGTGGGCGTTCTCCCGCCAGTTCGACGGGTTGACCATTTGCTCAGGGTGTAAAACGGTGAACGTCATCCCCTCGAATGAGGCGATCGTCTCCGGGCGGAAAACTTCTTCGGGGGAGCGATAAACGGAAATTTCGCCATCGCTGTCAGGCTCGATCTCGTCGAGTTCTGCAGCGTTGTAGACCTGCCAGCCAACCCGAGCGATCGGTACGGCTTCGCACAATAGGGAGCCGTCGGCTAACTCGTAACGGGTGTTACCGAGCCGGGTATTAAAGAAATATTTCATGGGTTATTTTTCCGGGATGACAACTTCGCAGTAACAGCGGCAGTTAGGCAGCGCGCCGGCGTGGCCGGTCATGCCGTCAAGCGTCGGCGGGTCACCCCAGCGGACGAATTTGCCTTCCATTTTGGCGTGAGAGTGCCTGACGTCGCCGTCGTGTGCCGTTCGCCAGATGTAACCCTCGGAGCCAATAGCGGTAGCCCGGGCTTGCGTCATCGCCTGCGTGGCACGGCCTATTTCCGTCCTGGCGATCAGCTTCGCGCGTGTCCAGGCAACATCGCCGCTTCGGAAAATTTCAGCGGCAAAATCTTTGCTGCGCTCGCCGCTGATCATCGCCTCAATGGCTCGGGCGTGGCTCCCGCTCACCCGGTCAGCAGCATGCAGCGGCAGCGATTTCATCAGCTTGATGTTTTCCTCAACGATATTGCGCGCCACCTGGCCTACTGAGGTGCTCTCCATCTGAAAACGCAGCCCGGCAGAAATTTCCTGCGAGATCTGGCGCCACTGTGTCGCCTCTCGGCGCGCGACGGCATCAAACATTTTCAGGGCAACGGATTCCGCCCAAGGGGCGATCAGTTCGGAGTAACGGGTTAGGCGGGTGTTGATGAGGATGACGGAATTATCGGAACCATCGTAAGAAGTCGAGACGATGTCCCCGACCACCTGCGCTATCTTTCGTAGCTGCGTTGCGTACTGGCGCTGTAGCCCCTTCGTCGTCTGGGTCGAGATCGTTGCCCTCGAACGCCGGCGGGTCGATGTCCTGCGCATTTTCGATGTCCTCGTCGGTGATGGTTGAACCCACGCCCGTGATCCGTGACGATTCCTTCAACTGCTGCGCGCCGGCTTTTGGCGTCATCAGTCCGGCGTCGACGGCTTTCGTCACCGCTTCAACCGTGTTCACGGCCACGCTTGCGCGATCGGGTTCACTCATCTGCCACAGCGGATTAAATTCGAAGGCGAAATCGTCCGGTAATGGCCGGCTGAACAGCGACATGTGCAGCACCTGCATGACTTTATGCAGCGGGCGGCGCAGCCGGCGCTCCTGCTGTGTGCTGACGTTGTCGTAGTAGTTGGAGAGGTCGGTTTCACCGGTCGAGAATCCGGCCGGTGACTGGCCGAACAGGCGCACCAGTGGAATTCCTACCGCGCCGGCGACCTGCTGACCGAACTGCGCCAGAACGTCGGACAGGCCGGCGAACGTGTAGCTGTGGGTCGCGAATTCGTCCTCCGCATCCATGACCGTCATCCCTTCGATACTTTGGTACTGACGGATCATGTCCATGTGGGCCATCAGCCCTTTGTAAGCCGCGGTGTTCTGCCCCATGCCCAGCACAGAACGCAGGCCTTTTATCGAGTAGGTTCGCAGGTGCGCTTTGTAGACCAGCTGCGCGGCGCCGGTGGTGGCGCTATCGAATGCCATCAGACGATCGAAGATGCGCTCAACCACCGATTGCCCCCAATCGTTCTCGGTCAGCATCTGCTGATAAGGCAGCGTGACGCCGTCGAAACGGATGATCCGGCTGTAGTGGATTTTCCACGGGGGGATCCCGGTTGCCGTCGTCACCACCTGATAAAATTTTGGTGTGCCGAAATCCGGCCCCATGTCGGTGACGCGGTCTTGCGTGGTCGGAGTAACCATCCAGCGATCGAGGACCATCACGCCGCGGAACGCGCCCGGGCCGACCGTTTCCATGCGCAGCGGCGAGCTCATGTCCTGCCCGTCAATCAAGATGACGCCGATCGCGCCGCCATAGAGCCGGCCCCACTTAATCGTGTCGTTCAGGCGATCCCAGAGCGCCAATTCCTCCCAGGCGTTATCCAGCTTGGATTTTTCTTCAGGCTTCAAACCGCCGGTGATCGTGATGCCCTTGCGGGTCATGTCATCAGCGACGGCATCCACGGCCACACCCACCAGCCAGGAGCTGCGATAGGCGTTCTCGAGCTGCAGGCGGTTGCGGCTGGTCCAGTTCGGCTGATAGGTGCCGTCGCTGCTCATATTGGGCGTGCGAAGCCCCAGGCGCGCCGTGAAGTTCTGGTAACTGTCCCGGAACCACGCGCGCACCCCGTCTTTTTTTTGGCTCATGCGTCTTGTCTACCCAATTGCGCCCAGGTGCCGAGGCCGTCGGAGCTGGTGATATAACCGTCCAGCGAGTAGCGCACCGCATCCCAGCAGTGGTTGTGTTTGTCGAGGACGATCGGTAACACCTCACCCGTGAGGCGGTCTGTTTTGTAGGAATAAAGCCGGGCCTCGTCGATCATGTGCTTGCAGCGCTCATGGATGACGATTTCTTCGAAGCCGCGGAGGTAGGTGATCCCGTCCTCAACGCTGCCGGCCCATTTCGTGGCGCCGTCGATGTTGAAGCCTTGCCGCGCCATGTAGCTGATCGTTTCGGGGCGGCTGCAGTCGCCATGAATCGGCCACTTTCGAGCCTCGGGGATCGAATCGTAAAACTGCGGCATTTCGTCCAGCTCAACGCCGACGCCGTAGGCTTCGTATTCGATGTAGAGTTTTCGCCCAATGATGAAGCAGCGGATCAGCGTGGAAGGGTCTTGCGAGAAGCCGAAGTCGGCGCCATAGAAAAGCCGGTCGGACTGCAGATAGAGATCGTCAGGAAATGCCTCGACGCGATATTTTCCTGAGAAAATAACCGCCTCGCTGAGCGCCTTCGGCAGCCCTAACCAGATATGCTCGTAGGCTTCATAGTCAACGCGTTTGCAATACTCCATTTCCTGCCGGAGCACGTCAGGGAAAAACGCGTTATCGGGATAATTGACCTGGCGAATGATGACGCCGCCGTCCGGTGGATCGACCTCGTGGCGCTTCATCAGGGTGTAGGTCGGGTCGGTGGCTTCCCGCGGGTTGTACGAAACCCAGACCTCGGAATTATTAGCGCGCACCGTCGGGCCGAGAACGTCCCAGCTATCCTGGGAAACGGTCTGCGCTTCCTCCACCCAACAAATTTTGATACCAAACATCGACTTGATGGATTGCAGGTTGGTGCGCAGCCCTTTGAACGTGAATCGGGTGCCGTTGCGCCCGGTGATCTCGTTATTTTTTACGGTGTAGAAATGGTTGAGGCCCAGGGCATAAATTTCGGCCTCCAGCAGCGCCAGCACAGAATCGCTGATTGAGTTCTGGAATTCGCGGGCGCAGAGAATGATCATCGGATCGATAGCACCGAGGATAACCAGCGCGCGCGCAATCTCTACCGATTTACCACCGCCGCGGCCGCCGTAAGTCCAGCGCCAGCGCACGGAACCGATCGGAGTGTCGTACAGGACATCTGTCGCCCAGTCACTGCTGAATGCGTACAGAACGCCGTCAATTATGACTGGGCCGTCGGCTTTCCCTCGCGCAGCTTTTCCATGTGAGCAGCCCACACGTCCGCCGGGCAGTTCGCCGGGGTCACGATGCAAACTTTGCCGTAGCTCAAACCGGCCAGATCGACATTCACCTCGGTTTTATTCGTGCTCATGTCGATGCCGGTCAGCTGCGCGGCGTTTTTTACGTTCGGCGCGACCTGACCAAATTTTTTATTCTGCAGCGCCAACTGCGCAGATTTATACGACAGCTCCGCCAGGTGGCCGGCGTTGAAGGAAACCAACAGCGCAGCGTTATTGCGCAGTTCCTGCACTCGAGCCTTTACGTCCGGCCGGCTCATCAGGATTGAGGCTTGTGATTCGGCATTCGTCGGCGCGTAACCTGCGCAAATCGCGGCCTCTTTCTGCGGCATGCCCTGCGCAATGTTCTGCGCAAATTGTTCATGCTGCGGTTTTAAAAGGCTTGGGCTTTCTTTGCCCTTCCCCTCCTCATCACCGCCAGCAGCTGAAACGCCGGGCGTAACGGGTGCGGGATTTTCGGGAATTTGCGCATCTTGCGCACTGCGCATTTTTTTCTGCGCTTTTTTTTCTTTCCCTTGCGCAGGGATCTTTATGTGTCGGCGTGCTGTGGCGTAGTTGTAGCCGTTAGCCTCACACCATTCTTTCGGGGAGATTTTGGTTTTGGCGTATTCGGCGAGGAACAGCTTTTGAATGGCTCCCCAATCCTGTTTTGCCATAACGTTCTCCGTGAATAAAAAAAGCCACGGGCAACCATGATCTGAGTGATCGGTGGGTGTCGCCTGTGGCTTTGCTTGCGCATTACGCAGCACCTGGATAGATGCTCTGTAATGGGCAATAAAAAACCGCCTGGAGGCGGTTATTTATGCTCGAATACGAATCTCATGGAGGATAATTCTTCCAGAGCGTCTGTGAACTCTTGCTTTTGTTTCTCACCTTGCAGGTAGTTCAAATAAATTTGACAAATATTTATCCATGACTGAGCAACCTCACTATTATCAAACAAGTGCTCAGTTGCAACCCAACACATCATGCAGTTCAGCATACATTGGTCGAATTTTTCAAATTTCTCAGCGTAACTTTTAGATATATGGACGTGTTTCTTTCGATCACCGTACTCAGCCGGGTCAATACCTTCTTGAACGGCCTTTCTTCCTGCTATCACGACTGCGAGGTTCAACTGGCTAGGCATCCACGTTAGCTGATTTTTCAAAGCAATAAGTGACTTTTTGAATTCCATTTTAACTTTGGTTTTCTCTTGCTCCTTCCATGTTGTTAGTGCTTTATAAGCAAAAAAAAGAGCTATTAAAGTCATTGCGCCAGAAAACCAAGTCCCCAGCATTGCCCAGAAAGCTATCAAATCTGTGATGCTCATGAATCCTCCTTAAGTTATGAAGAGGATTATAACGCTTGAATACCTTGAGGCGAATGCCGTCTCTCCGACTGTCACACCGTTTCTTCTACCACGGCTGATGTTTCCGCTATGACCGCCCCCTAGCTCGCGGGGTATTAACCGTTTTTGATTTCTCCCGCTCGCTCACCGTGAGGAGCCCGGGTCGTGGCTAAGGCAGGAGAACGGCGACGGCTCGGCGCTGAGGTAATTTCACCTTTTCGGTAACCCGGCCCGCCAGGCATTCAGCGTGGCAATTCTGCCGGCACAAATTTTCAGTGAGGTTTGTAGTGCCAGCGTATAGCTGACGGCGTCGCCCCATGTGTCGCCGGTCATTTCTGGCTGCTCACATAGGGTGAATACGGATTCAGGGGGAAGGAGGATTAACGGCGCCGGGGGCTGTGCCGGTGTCCGGGCGCAAGAGCTCAAGCACAGCGGCAGGCAGAGGCTGAGCAGCGCAGGCATCATTCTGGATTGCTTCACGATATTTCCTCTGGTAGTTTTCGCCCTGCTGGTGCAGCTGCTGCTCTCTCCGTTGCTGTTCGGCCATTATTGCGCGATTACGGGCGTCATCCGTGCGCAGTGTGGTGATCAGTCCTGCCTGCTGCGCCAGCGTCTTTTTCTGCTCTGCAGCCTGTTGGCGTGCCAACTGCAACCGGTGCGACAACAGCGAGCTGTAACCGCCAAGAAAGATAGCCACCAGCAACAGAAGCACCAGGCTGCCGCCGGCGATCTTGCTCATCCAGCCGTTCATGATTGGCCCCAGGTGCAGACGGTGTTTTCGACTTCACGCCGGGTGATCAGCCCTTTCCACTCTTTGCCGCCGGCATACTTCCAGCGCTTCAGTTCACCGCACGCGCCGGCCGGGTCGCCGGCATTCAATTTTTTCAGCATCGTGGAGCCGATAAACGCATACGGGCCGACGTTGTACGAAAACGAGTAAATAGCGGCGCGCTGGGTTTCCGTGGTTTTCACCTTGATCGCCGGATCGACAATCCGTGCGACTTTCTGCAGATCAGATTTCAACAGCGCATCGCATTCTGCGTCGCTGTATCGCTTGCCGAGGATAATATCGGCGCCGGTATGTCCATCGCAGACCGTCAGAACGCCGACAACGTCGCGATAGGCCACATACCGCCGCCCCTCTAACCCATCGTGGCCGCCGAGCATTGCAGTGGCGATCGCAATCGCCCCGCCGCCACCGGTTATGGCAGCGGCGATTTTATTTCTCAATTGTGAGTTCATGGCATCACTCGCTCATCGCTTTATAGGCTGCTTTTGCTCGCTCTTTGTCATAACCGACAGCGGTCAGCTTATTGACCAACTTACGTTTGTAATACCAGTTAACTGCCGCTGTAAAAACAGCGACGATGATACCCACCAACACAGCCCAATCTTGCAGGGTCATTGCACCCGCTGCCGCCAGTAGTGAAGCCACCCAGTACGAAATGGGCGAGCTATATTTATCCATCCTCATAACCTCCCCCTCTCGGGGCTGGCCCGGTCGTCGGGTTATGTATAAGTTAATTTAGAACTCTTAAAAATGATCTTGATAGCGTTGCCATTAATACAACGACGATAAATGAAAAATCATTGTGTGATGATAGTATGCAGCATGAGTCACATTCCTGGTTACTTATTCCACTTGTACGTGCAGCGAAAAAAACATAAAATAAAAAAAAATCATAAACCTTGTGAGGGTACGAATGATTCTTGTAAAAAGCTGCAGTAAAGAGTTTAACATTTCAGAAAGCAATACAATTAGAATAGGAAGCTTGCTCGAATACAGAGAGACTGAAAAAAAAGAAATACTAGACACTGAAGAGGGGTTTTATAGCATGGCATTTGACTTAAACAATTTCAAGATGCCATTAAATGAATTTAATCTCCTAAATAGAAACGAAGAGCATCATGGTTGTATCGACGCATACATAATGTCATATAGCCAGTTTGATGAGAAGCACGTGCATAATTTAACATTTAAAGCAGACTTAACTTTTGAAGATCTGAATACATTCGTTTTTTGCATGTCACTAGTTGATTCAGTTGATCAGGCAGATCACATCTTTAAGGATTACGATGATTATTGGTTCCTTGATTACGCAAATCTAAATGCTTTTGCCGAAGATGTGAAAATGGCTTTACATATTGCACTAGCTGCTCAATCAAAGCCAGAGGCCCCTTCCTTTCTCAGTAGAACTGAACAACCAGTGCATGTAACAACTGATAATCTAGAGATTTCAGTAATAGCACAAGAAATAATTTACATGGATAGGCATCTTAATTTTGACAACGAGTTATATACAAAAAACTCTAAGCTCTGCTTTGAAGTTATAAAGGGGAAGAAATTCATTAAACCAGCTTCATTCCATAATGAAAAAGAATTTAGACTGGTCTTTGAGTGTAAGCGCAACGGGGAGAAGATTTTCCCAATAATAAAATCAATAATAGTACCAATGAACGGAAGGAGTGAGTATATAAAACAAAAGCGTTGTAATATATAGTTGCTTCCCGTAAGTGGCTATGAATATAACACACAGCTCTCTTCACGTCTTCGAAAGAAGAAACCCGCTCAGATGGCGGGTTTCTTTGTAATTTGTCGCTGCGGATACAACTTCGCGAAGCTTATATCAATTTAATCAATTTCCGCGCAAAGTCAACCATAAAATCGCTCGCTATTCATCTCAAATGCATCACTCATCGGACGGTAAAGCATGAATTCCGCCGTTTTCACCCACACCGCGACGCGCGTCTCGCAAGTGCGCATGCACCAATCAGGGCGGTAATCATGCAGATCTGCGGCCATCTCCTTCAGGCTTTTTCCTTTCCCGATATAACGCTGCTGAATGATGAATTTCAGCCCTGGGTAATCCAGCAGGACGGCACCGATCACCCGATCCATAATCGCCGCCTCCGAATCAGTGCAAAATGCCAGGCTGCTTTTTTGTTTCCCCTCCAGAATGTCGAGCAGGTACTGGCGCAATTCTTCCTGCCCACACCCCGCCTTTTTCAGCTGATTTAGCGCCTGGGTGATCGCCGCTTTTGTCACCTTGTTGCTCGTCAGCAGTCGGTTAAACATGTTGCCGGCCCTGCCGAAACTTTCCATCCCTGACCACCGGCCCCACATTTTCAGCCGCCCTTGTATCCAAACGCGCTCCAATGCACGCAAATGCAGCTCTTTGCCGTCGCCTTTACCGATGTTGTCGGGGTAGATCATAGTTTTCCTTCCTTTCTCAAAATTTCTTGCGTGCGCATAACGCCTTCGGCGTGCATCAGTCGGGCGTCGTTCGCGTCGATAAGGCGTGTGCGGCGGTCTATTTCATCGTGGCAGGCGCTGCAGGCCCACGCCGCCTGCGTGTCGTCCGGCTTTATTGCCGTGCCGCAGGTGCCGGCCAGCCGGTAATGTGCGGCGACGGTTGTTTCTGGGTTTCGGTTACAGATACCGGGGATCCTGATTTGGCAATCACGGCCGCGGGCCTCGTCTGTCAGTTTGCTCATGCTGCGTATTCCAGGAGCTGAGCCGCGGCGTTCTCTGCCTCGGCGATGGTTGGGAAGGATTTGTTTAAGATGAAGGTCCACAGCACGTTAAGCGCTGCCTGGTACAGGTCGTTAAATTCGAGGTCGTCCATTTTTGCGAATGAGATCGAGCGCGGCTCGCGCAGGGTCGAACCGTCGGGGAGTTCAAAAAGGTCATAATGCCCCGCTTCGACGGTCACCCATCGGCGGAAAGCGTGGAAGGATTTTGCAATCGTCAGCCGTTCGGCGCGCTTCTCAGCCACAAGCTGCAGGTATTCGTCCGCCAGCGCATAGAACACACCAGCATCGTCAACATGGCGCGCCAGGCGATTGATATACCCGCGGAGGAATTGGCGCTCAAACGTTGATACTGCACCGCCAGTCGGCGTCCAGTATTCAAAACCGAGATTCAGGAGTGAGAAAAATTTGCGGTGCAGTCCGGGATTCCGGGCGCGCTTAAACTCGCCAGTGACAACCGCCCCCAGCTTGAGTTTGTTCGTGACGAAATCGACCGTGTCGGGCGTTGCCGGCACGAGGATCCCGCCTTGGGATTTGTAAAACGAATACTGCGCCATTTTCGTCTCCGTGGTGGCGCAGCAGGTGATCAGCTGTTCAGGCTGATGAGAGGATTATATCACTTTCTCCGGACGTCGTAGCCCATACGTCGGAGCAGCACAATCATGAGCTCAGTATCGGCGACGATCTGGCTCTCCTTCAGCGGTAAAACCGCAGTTATCGCCCCGTGGGTCATGTAAACCAGTGCCCGACCATTCTCGGGCAAAATATGATCAACATCTTGTTTTACATCCATTATATTTTTCTCCGACATTCTCGGATTCACTTCGTGTTTTAATTATTACACCAAAATACTGTATATATGAACAGTAATTTGTGCAGTATGCAGCAAAACAAAACCCGCCGGAGCGGGTTTGAGAATTAGTCGTAATTGCGGCGTTCCGGGTGGTCGCCAGCATCGTCAGCAAAGCAACCGCCGACAATGCTCCAGAAGCAGAAACCAACAACACCGGCGCCAATGGCGAACAGAAACACAAAAATTAACCACCAGATCACCATCACACCTCCAGCGCCAGCTGCGGCGTAAATCGTTCAGCATCTGCGTTATATTCGAGCGTGCCGGGGCTGTTAAATGCCTCGATGCGTTCAGCCAGAACTGCTGCCCGCGTTTCTTTCGACGCTGGCGAATACGCACCTTTCCACTTCTTATCTATGCCGATGTTGCGTGCTACGTTCGTACTGTCAGCACTGGAGAGCGGCAATTTTGTGAAAATCAGCGGATTCAGCATGCGCAGGCCGTGCAATTTGCAAATCGGCTGCCCATGCGCGTCAACGACGTGCCTGATGATGTCTTTCATGCGCGTAACTGAAATCGCCGGTTTGCGGACGTCGTACTCGCCGCAGCTGCCGATAGCAACACGGGGATACTCATGGCATAGACGGATAAACCGATCGTCAGATTCGTTCATGTGCCAGACAGGCACGCCGAAGAATTTTCCGTAGGGCCACTCGCCGAGCAATGCGTCATTCTCGGCAGCGCCGCCGTCGATCACGTCAGGGATGATGGCAAAATCAAAGCCTGGGTGATTCATCCAGCGCTGAACGAACTCGTAGTACGCAGTCCAATTAATGCGGTTCTTGCCTGCTTTTTTCCAGATTGGAAACGCGCCGTTATCAAGAGAAAATGACTGGCAAATCTCGGATGCAAGGCCAATCTGGCCGGGGTGAGCAAACGAGATAAACGCATGCCTGGCGCGCCATGCTTTCATAGCGCAGGTATCTGGCGTAATCGGGCCTCCGTGGTAGTGGATCATTCCACCTCCCTAGCTCTGTCACTGTGGTGGCCAGCAGGAATTACCTCATCAACCGGCAAACACTCGTACTGCGCCGGCAGGGACTGCTGCCGAATATCGTCGAGGCAGTTGGAGCGATCGGGATATACCCCCCCTGCGGAACGTAATCGCACGGCTGGTAGGTGTAGCAAACGAGCAGGAATAAACCGAACATCAGCAAGCCCTCCCACGCACACCAGCCAGCGCCTGATCAAACATTTTGTGCATGTAGCAAAACCGCAGTTCTACCGGGTTGAAGTGCCACAGCGTTTTGTCCGGCCTGGTTTTCTGCCCGGCTGGCCGGAAATTAACTTCCCCCAGCTCGTAGAAACGCTCATTCACGCCTATCAGGTGATAGCGCACCTTGTTCCCCTGCCCGGTCCGGATCATGTTCACGTTTGGCGACCGGAGCATCGATTTCAGCCGAATGCAGATCTGCGATCGTGTCATGCTGTTCCCTGGGTGTTTTTCATGCGTTAGGGCGCTGATCTCTGCAGTCGAGAGATTTTTACCCTGGATAAGTTCGACAAACTGCCGTGTTGTGATTCTGGTCATTGGTCATGCCTCGGTTATTTCACTTTGTTGTTACCCATGCTGGCGCGGATCCGTGCCAGCATTTCCATGCCCTTTCGCTGATAGCGGCCGTCCGTGTCGGCGACTTGTGCGTCGCCCGGCGGCCTGTTCTCCAGTGCTTTCGTTTTTCGCACTGGCGGGATGGAGAATCCCATTTCCACCTGCTTTGCCCACTTCGCCAGCAGCCGGCCGGCCAGTGCGGCGAGTTCGTTGTGTCCCAGCTTGCGCTCTACGCCGGCGCGACGGAGCTCCGGGCAAATCTGGAACAGCACCGGGTGGCGCCAGTCGAAACTATCTGCGCCGTCGAAACGCCAAGATTCGTTGCGCCAGCGGCGGTATTCAGTCATGACGTCGTCCGCCGACAGGCCGAACGGGTTGGCCGTGCACTCGCCGACGATCGCAGTAAATTCCGCAAGGTCAGGCGGCCAGTGGTTACCGGCACTGCAGCGCTCCATGCACCGGCGCGCGGCGTAGGCCAGTTGGTCATCGGAGAATTTCGAAATCGTCTGGCCCCAGATCGTGGATGGTGCCACCCCGTTTTTGGTCACCCAGCGGTTGGCGTAAATCCCCGCCATCGTCTCCCAGAGGAGCCAAGCCTTGTCGCTCCCGTTCTGCGTTTCGTGCGGCCCTGACCTGCTGCTGAGCGGTAGCGGCTGCTGCGGTGTATCTGGTCGCATTTGAACCTCCTGCATGCTGCTTTCGTTTGGCCGCCGCCTGGCGCTCGTAGAGCACGCTGTCGGCGAATTTCTGCTCCCACTGAGTCTGATTAAATACCCTGCCCTCGGCTTTCCAGTACGCCTGGAAGCTCGCTAGCTCCTGCGGGGTATATCCCGGCGCCGGGCCGTCGATTATTCGGCCCCACAACGCCGCCAATCGCTGGAAATCAACCGTCGGCGCCCAGTTGGCGCTCATCGGAAATTTTCCGCATGGGTTCTCGTCGTCTTGGTCTTCCCAGGGTGTCGGCGGTGATCCCTGTCCATCTGGTGAAATTTCGCCCGCTCCCGATAGAGAGAGGGGTTTATCTTTTAGATCTTCTTCTTCCTCTACTTCTGGTAACGCTTTTTGATACGCATCTGTAACGCTCGCAGCGTTACTAATTGCGTTACCTTTTGCGTTACTCCCGCGTTTCACTTTCCTGGAATTTGCAACGCGATTATTCGTAAGTGCTCGTTTTTTCGATGAATTCCCGTTATGCCTTTCAAAGTTCGGAAAAACCAACGTCTCCCCATCGAGCGCCAGCCAGCCAACGCTGATCAGCGCATCTGCAAAACCGGAAACGAAAGTGATCCGATCAACTGCATTTTTTGTAACGCTCGCAGCGTTACACTTTGCGTTACCGTCAATGGTCTGTTGATCGGCCCACGCCCATAATCTGACCAACTTGCCTAACACGGCGTCCGGGTCCAGATTCAGGATTTCCGACAGCTGGAACACCTCCGGTTTATCCGGGGTTATCACTTCAACCTTGATCCAACTTGCCGCCATATGTGCCTCAACTTTCTGTAATCTGTAACGCCGACAGCGTTACGGTTTGCGTTTCTTAAAAGGTCAGTTTCGCGCCGTCGCGCGTGCTCCCTGCGGCGCTGGCTTCCCTTTCAAACGCTGGCAGTGCTTTGCAAAACTTCGCGCCCAGACCAACAGGTCGGGCAGTTTCATGTTCGGGTTATGGCGCTGATGCTGTACGGCAGCAGCCGCCGACGTCGTGGCGACCGCCTCATCGAACCGTGCCTCGCGCAGCTGCGCGGTGATCTGCTTCTGCAGGAAATCGTCGTGATTAATGGTCATTGGTCATGCCTCGGTTAATGCAGTGCGCTATAGGCCCGCCGCAGCTCGTAGAAGCTGCGCTCTGCCTCGTCGCACTCTCTTTCAAAATCCGCCGGTGATGCGTGCAACAGCGCGGCGGCGATCGCCTCCTGGTGTTCCTTTAGCGCGCGGATTGCCAGGTATTCGATGCTGTTCCCAGCCACCAGCCGGGCGCGCAGCACCGCCGGCAGCGCTGCAAGGATCGCCGGCTGCAGTTCCTGGATTTTCTGGCGGGCGCCAGCACTATCGCTGTCGAGCCAGCGAAAGATCTGCTGCTTGTTGTTGTGCCATGCAGCATCATCAACGCTGCCGTCGGCGCGTTCGATCTGCGCCAGTTGCGGCGCCTGCATTTCCAACTTGAAGTATGCGCGGGTGATTTCCGCCGCGACCGTGCGCTGAGTGGCCTCCGTGGCCCATCCGCGCAGCGCGTCGCGGATCTGCTCGTGTTTGATTTCCATAAATCATGTCCTTAGGCTGCAGGCTTGGTATCCTGCAATTCTGGTGGTAAGGCATCCTGCGGGTTTGGATAGATATCCGGCCTCAGTTGATGCGGAGTAACGGCCCAATTGAGCGCGCGGCATACGTTGATAACTTCCGCACGTGCAACGCCATTTCGGAACCATGCACTCACGGTCTGGGATTTTTTACCCAAACGGCGCCCTAACTCCGACTGGCTGCACACGCTTAGGATTTTTGCTTGTGTCGATTTGTCCATCTTGCCTCCTCATTAATTTTTCATATGACAGCAAATTTAATTTTCAATGTCAATAAAATTGGTTTGTAGCTGACCTACAAACAAATTTTGTATACTGAGGTGCTATATGGCATGAGAGGGCGAAATGATCTTCGAACAACGTCTACAGCAGGCTCTAGATGAGTCTGGAATATCCCAAGCAGAGCTAGGGCGCCGCGTTGGCGTGAATTCGCAATCCGTCAGCGGCTGGTGTTCAGGGATTTTCCCGCGCAAAGATAAGCTGGAAATGCTCCCAGAAGCCCTGGGCAAGCCTCTGTATTGGTTTTTCTTAACAGAGGAAGAAGAGAAACAGCTTGGCGACGGCAACTTAGGACGGAAGATCACCGATAAGCATCAAGAGCTTATTGACTTATTTGACCAACTTCCTGCTAGCGAGCAAGAAAACATGCTCAGTGCTTTTTCAGAGAGGCTCAAAGAGCTTGACTCATTCGTTGAGCAATATTTAAAGAGAAGAAAGAACCCATCTACCGACTAAACCTCCCTGTCGACCACTAAACCGCCTTCCAGGCGGTTTTTTTTCGCCTGCATCCAGCCTCTCCCCTTTCATCCACGTGACAGAAACCCCAATAAAATCATCATATGATAATTTAATTATCAATTTTAGATTGACGCATGATAATTTATTTTGTAGATTTTATCTCATCAAGCAGCAGCGAACAGGCAGGAAGCCCACGAAGTAGCCGCCCGGGGCGCACGAAGACCGGGATGATTCGCTAACGCAGCAGGTGAAAAACGTTCTGACAGCTGGAAAGACAGCACCGAGGCATGACCAACAGACCACACAGCAGAGGGCAACACGATGTTCACATCATACGAAGAGTATTTCGACAGTCTGGCGGAAGGCGAAGAGGCCATGTCAGAAGCAGAATTTAACGCAGCTCTCCAGTAACACTCACCGCGCCCTTCGGGGCGCCACCGAGGCAATCATGAGCGACAGAGGTTTCTGGATTGTAATTGTCGTCGGCACCTGCGGCCTGTTCTGGACGGGAGTCATCGTAGCTGCACTGATTTTTAAAGGGGCATGGCAATGAGCAAGATCGTCCCAAACAGCGGTAAGGCCGTCAGCCTCCGCAACTCGCGCACCGGCGCGCCGTGGGTAGCATCTTTCGATTACATCCGCGGCCGCTACCGGTTCGAACCGGTCGGCAATCTACGGGCCATCAAGCGCCCTTTTGAATCCCTGCGGATCCCGCCGGAATTCGAGCCAGCCGGCACGCACTAAAGCACCACCTGAAACAGCAGTAAAAATGCCCGAATTAATGGGCAGGACCAAACACGGTATGACCAAAGTCAGAACGGGGTGTTCTGACACAACCACAGAGGAAAAAATGATGTCTAAGTCACTGAATGAAGTAGAAAAGCAGGTTCACGTTGCCGAAGTTGTTCACCACGGCGAAAAACTGACTATTCCTGTCGGTATGGGCGTTCAGGATGCGATCGATTTGCTGGAGCGCCGCCGTGATTATCTGAGCGAGAAAGTGATCATTCGCCGCGAATTTAACGTGTTCCCGTGGGACGGCGCAAACGCATTGGCACAGGCATTAACCAACCGTTTCGGCTGGGCAGCGGCCGAGTCAACTCCGGGATTTTTTGGTAACCAACCGCCAGCGATGATCAACATTGAAGTCGGGCCGAACCAAACCAAAGAAATTCCGTGGGGACGTTTCAGCCTGCCTGGCATCGATGGTTTCGTTCAGACTGATTCTGATCGCAAAGACGGCCGCATCTGCTTTGTCACAGCCGCAAAAATTCAGCGTAAGGACGAAAGCGTCATCAAAGAGCTGTTTGACGATATTGCCGACATCCTTAAGCGCGGCTCCATCTACGCCGGTAAGGCCATCAAAATTCGCTTCCGCGATGACGACGGTGACCTGATCGAAATGCCAGAACCGAAGTTCCTGGACACGTCGTCCATTAGCCGCGACATGCTGGTTTATTCCCGTGAAGTGACCGAAGCGATCGAAACCAACCTCTTCACGCCGATCGAGCGCATTACCGACTGCATCGCGAACGACATCCCGGTAAAACGTGGCGTGCTGCTGGGTGGGCCATACGGCACCGGTAAAACGATGGCTGCGACCGTGGCTTCGCGTCTGGCGACCGACAACGGGGTAACCTACCTTTACGTGCCGCGCTCTGACGAGCTGGCTGACGCGATTGAGTTCGCTAAGCAGTATCAGGAAACGGCCTGCGTGATTTTCTGCGAAGACATCGACCGCGCGGTCAGCGGCGAGCGCTCCGTCGCTATGGATGACATTTTGAACATCCTCGACGGCATCGACACCAAGGCCAACAACATCATCACCGTGTTGACCACGAACCACCTGGAGAACATCAACCCTGCGATGCTCCGCCCGGGCCGACTGGACGCAATCATTAACGTGACGCCACCGGATGCTGAAGCCGTTGAACGCCTGATCCGCCTGTATGGCAAGGACACCATTTCGGCCGACGCAGATCTCCGCCCTGCTGCTGACCTGCTGGCCGGCACCATCCCTGCAGTGATCGCCGAAGTAGTGAAGCGCGCGAAGCTGGTGCAGCTCCAGCTGCAGGAGCCGGGAACGAAAGTCGAGAACGTGTCCGGTACTGCCGTTCTGCGCGCCGCCGAAACCATGCAGAGCCAGATTAAGCTGCTGGCGGAGCAATCCAAACCGAAGGCCAAAGAGCCAACCTTCAATGAGGTGATGGGTCATGCCCTGTCTCATGCCCTGAACGGCACCAAGGAGCAATTGGGCACCATGAGCAAGCGAGTTGAAGAACTGCACGACCGCGTTGTGAATTAAGCAGCCACACCAGGGAACGGCCATATTCTGGCGCCGGAAACGTAACCGGCAACCCATTTAATTAATCTTGGAGGCATGACCATGAAAGTAACCAGCGCAACTTTAGTTTGTGAAAAAATTCACGCAGGTATTCATTCCGTATCTGAAAACGATAATGTCATTGGATATATCGCTAAGACCAAAAACGATGAATTACCTGTGGGTGCAGTTTTAGCAGACGGAACCGATCTCGGTGAATTTGATTGCCCTGACTGCGCAGTAAAAGAAATTTACCGCAAAGCAAACAATATTACTGACGGTCATTTAATTACCAGCGACGAAAAGAAAGAAATACTTTTGGCCTTCATGATGGCAATGCTTGGCGGCTCAGCAGAACGCACAACCCACTAATTGCTGTGTGTAGTCTTCCCCGCCAGCGATGGCGGGGCTTTTTCAAATATTGAAATGCGTCATGCGTTTCCCTCCCGGGGCGTCAACTCGTAGGGCGCATTTCAATAAATCAAAGAGAGGGTTTATATAATGCAAACTTTCAACACTGAATTAGCAATTGAGGCCCAAAGCCAATATTGCAATGACAACCGCCTTCCGAATTTCTCGCCAATTGACGGGATTTGTTACCGTTGCAACAAAGATATTTACGTTCCAGTTGAGAATAAACACGGCGACTTTGTTTCCGGAATTTCCGTAGAAAAGGCAGCGAGCACCCACATTATTGATTGCCCGCACTGCCGAATGAGTTAATGCGATTAAAAGTAAAAAGGCCCGCACAAGGCGGGCCAGTCTACCGGCTTTACGTCCCGGTGACGGGCTGCCAGGGGACCAACCCTAACAGCCGAGGCATGACCAATGACCACATCGAGGATGCAGCACCGATCGGCCTGCATTCTACCTAAACTCAGGAGAATTGCACAATGCAAAACGTCTACGCCTATCACTTAAAGGCAAAGCAAAAGTCAGGGAAACCCTCGCTTTTCATCTGGTTTGAAGCAAAGAACGATGCGCGGGCAAAGCGTGACCTCGAAAACCACATCGAGGACGCCGAGCTGGATCAATCCGCTTACTTCAAGCCGGTGCGCACCAATTACCCCGTTGTTGACGATCTGCCGCCAGAGGCTGCGTTCTGTGATACCTGGTGCCTGCGCTACAAGCTCGACGATAACTTGTCGTGGCAGGTGATCCCTGCGACTGAGCGCGAACAGGTGCAGGAGCAGTACAAACCTGCAGGTGATGCAGGAGCGGCAGACGAGGCTACCAATGACGGCGGAGAGCCAGCCCACGGACAAGAGCCGCGAGCGTACTTCGCAAAAATGAGCGCTGACACGCGGGCTGTCGCCGTCATCCTGAACGGCTTCGAGGTGATCGACACCGTGCTGAGCAAATCGCAGATGACCAATGTCATCAACACCGCATTGAGCGGGGAATCCGCTTATATCGCCGATATGCTGCAGGCTCTACGCCTGCCTGCCGTTTCTTGTATGGATCCCGAGCGCTTCGCGGCTTTCGTTGCCGGCGTCGCGCGTCGCTATGAAGAAACCGATCCTGAATCGACCTTCATCAATATCCGCAAATACGTTGAGCAGCTGCTGAAACCGGCCCCGGAGCCGGAAGCAGAAACGACGAAAACCGTACATAAGCGCGGCTATACCCAAACGCATGACGCCCTTGATCGTGAGATCGCCTGCGCGCTGTGGGTCGGTGATGTCGACTGCCAAAATATAGCCGGTGAGATCGATCGCTGGGCGCAGAAAAAAATAAAAAACAATGACGAAGACTTTAAGCGTTGGTCAATGGCGCTGCGCGCTGCCCCGAACATCCTAAAATACAGCCGTGAGACAATTTTCGGCGTGGTCCGCAATGTTCCATCGTCTGATATGTACCACTTCCCCGCCACACTCCGCGGCTGGATTGAGAAATATTTGTCTGAGCATGGCGTCTATGAATTTGGCGCGGCGCCGGATGCCGTGCAGTTGGTTGCAGAGCCAGAGCCAGAGCCAGAGCCAGAGCCAGAGCCAGAGCCAGAGCCAGAGCCAGAGCCAGAGCCAGAGCCAGAGCCAGAGCCAGAGCTTGTCAGCTTAGGCGGTGGCCACTTCGATGCGTCCAGTCTTTTCGAAGCCTCCCCGCTGGCTGCAGTGCAGGTTGATAGCGAACTGAGCGAAGATACCGAGCAGCTGCCGGCGCCAGAGAAGACATGCAAAGACGCCTCAAACGACGATGAAAAAGCGGAAGTAGCGCAGCGGCAAGAAAGTGAGCCAGCAGCAGATTGCGCACAGGCGTATTTCGAGCCAGGCCGTTACGCTGATATTTCAAACACAGCCTATCACGCTGCGAACGGCATCAGCAGCACTCAGGTGAAGGACGCGCGTATCAGCCTGATGTATTACCACGGGCGCCACGTCATCAAAACGATCGGCCGGGAACGCAGCGACGCGCTGACGTTCGGTTCGCTGGTGCACACGCTGGCGCTTGAGCCAGAGAATCTGGAGCGAGATTTCAACGTAGAGCCGATTATCCCGGACGGCGCTTTCACGAATACCGCCTCAATGCGCGCATTTATCGAACAGCACAACGCCAGCCTGGCGAAACAGACCGACGCCGATACGCTGCGCGCCGTGATCGAGAAGCATAACGCCACCCTCCCGGCGTCGTATGCGTTGGGCGGCAATTACGAAGAAACCGCCCAATTTTATGTTTCACTGCCGGTTGAGTTTCAAAGCCTGGCAACGGCCGAACCTACGGCTTCAGCGATGAAGGGGTGCATCAAGAAGTACAACGCCACCCTACCGGCGCCGTTGAAAACCGCCGGCGGCCGCGACGCACTGTTGGAACAACTGACAGCCATCGATCCGGAGTTTGTCGAGAAAGAGCGCGCGATCCCGGCTCCGCTGTCGGTCAGCGGGAACAAAGAGGACTTGGCGGCGCGAATCAAAACGATTCTGCCAACAGCCATCTTTGCCGACGAACTGATCGATGCCTGGAAAAATTCCGACGACGGTCGCCAGTTGGTCACCCAGCAGCAAATGCAGCATGCCAAAGCCATTCAGCGTGCGCTGTTTACTCATCCTTCAGCGGGTCCGCTGCTACAGCATGAGCATCGCTCGGTTGAAGCAAGTTATTTCGGCTTTGATGAGGAAACCGGCCTCGAGGTCCGCGTCCGCCCTGACCTTGAGATCGATCTTAACAGCGTGCGCGTCGGTGTGGATTTGAAATCAGTCAGCATGGGCCGCGTGAAGCAAGACGCGCTACGCGCCAAGCTGCACCGCGAAATTATCGATCGGGACTACCACCTCAGCGCTGCCATGTATAGCGACATCGCCGCCTTTGACCAGTTCTTCTGGATCTTCGTCAACAAAGACGAGGGCTATCACTGGGTGGCTATCGTCGAGGCTTCTCCTGACCTGCTTGAGCTTGGCCGGCTTGAGTACAAAAAGGCGCTGCGCGACATCAAAAACGCATTCGACACCGACACCTGGCCGGCGCCGATCACCGAAGAGATCGTTGACGACTTAAACGACTATGACCAGCGTCGCATGGAATCGCTGCGCGTTGCATAAGGGGCAAAAACGTAATGAACAATATCAGCATTCCTGAAGAAAAAACGGCGTCGGTTACCGACTCAAACATCGCGCTGTTCAACCCGCAATACCTGACTGCTATCAACCAATTTGCGCAGGTCATGGCGAGCGGCACAGCGACGATCCCCGCGCATCTACGAGGGAACCCGGCCGACTGCATGGCGATCGCCATGCAGGCCGCCCAGTGGCAAATGAATCCCTTCGCAGTGGCTCAGAAAACGTTCATCGTGAGCGGCGTTCTCGGGTACGAGGCGCAGCTGGTCAATGCGGTAATTTCCACTCGTGGACCGCTGATCGACCGCATCAACTATGACTGGTTCGGTCCGTGGGAAAAGGTGATCGGCAAGTTTGATATTCGCAAGGGGGATAAAGGGGAGTATCGCATTCCTGGCTGGCGCCTGGCTGATGAAGAAGGGATCGGGATCCGCGTCTGGGCAACGCTGAGGGGGGAGGATAAACCGCGGGAGTTGGTGCTCATGCTGGCGCAGGCCCGCACCCGCAACTCTACGCTTTGGGCTGATGATCCGCGCCAACAACTGGCCTACCTGGCAGTAAAGCGCTGGGCGCGCCTGTACTGCCCGGAAGTGATTCTCGGCGTTTACACGATCGACGAGTTGGAAAAGACGGAAGAACGTGAAATCACCCCGCAGCGCGGCGCCTCGCGCGTCAGTGTGAGCCAGCTGGCGGACGGACCTGCCGCCGCACCCGTGCAGCAGAGCGCCCCACCTGTCGATACGGATGATATTGCCGGCGGCATTCGGACAGCTATCGATCAGGCAGAAACAACAGACCAAGCCTCAAATATTCGCGCACAGGTTGAAGAGTTACGCCAAAAGCTGGGGATCGCCGCTTACACCGAGTTGAAAAACAAAGTGATTAAGCGCCACCGGCAGATCACCGCATGCGGCAGCATCAGCAGCCAACTGAAAGACTGCCGGAGCGCCGAGGAGTTCGCCGCGGTAGAGGCGCTGGTGCGACGGTCAGAGCGAGATCTAAGCGCCGACGACATGGAGCGTTTCCAGCTAGTGCTCGACGATATGCGCCCAGAGTTTCAGGGCTGATTTTGGAAAATCAACGCACAACGCCGGCCACGGCTAATATTGTGGCCGGTTGTGCTTAGTGAGGCATGACCAATGGCTAAATGGATGACTCTCGAAGAATGGCGAGATGATAACTACACCGATAAAAAACCAAGCATTCAGACGCTCTGGCGCTGGGCGCGCAACGGAAACTTTTACCCGCCGGCTGAGAAGCACGGCAAGCAGTACCGACTGACGCCTGGGACTATTTACATCAACCCCAAGGACTTCAACCTGGGGAGAAAAATAAAGGAAGCGCAGAGCCCAAATCCAGCGAGGCTCGCGTTCATGGAGAAAGTAATCAATGGCACGGCGAAGGGAGGGTTATGACATGCGCTTACCGAAAAACCTGACATTCCGCCGAAACCGGAACGCGTTCTACTGGCGCAATCCAGTCACCAAAAAGGAGATCTCTCTCGGTCAGATTTCGCGGCGCGAGGCTATCGCCCAGGCGATTGAAGCCAACCACTATATTGAGCAAAATTACTCTCCCGTTCTGCTCCTGGAGAAAATTAAGGGCAGCCGCGAATACACGCTAAACGCCTGGCTCGATCGTTACGATGTCCTGTTCAAGCGGCGAGAACTGGCCGAGAACACATACAAAGTGCGCGCTGGACAAATTGCCATTATCCGGGAGCGCCTGGGCGACATGGTGCTGACAAAAATCACGACACGCCACATCGCCGAATTTCTCGAGTTTTGGATCGCCCAGAACAAAAAGACAATGGCCGCAACCATGCGATCGGTGCTGTCTGATATTTTCCGCGAGGCGATCGTGGAAGGTCACATCGAAAACAACCCTGTGACCCCTACCCGCGCGGCGAAAGCTGTCGTGATGCGCGAACGTCTGGAGCTGAAGCAATACGGGCCGATTCGAGATGCAGCGGAGACAATGCCGCCGTGGTTCTGCCTGGCGATGGATCTCGCGCTGGTCTCCGGCCAACGCCGCGAGGATCTGACGCAAATGCGCTTTAGCCATATCGTTGACGGACGCCTGCAGGTTGAACAAGGCAAGACGGGGGCTTTGCTCTCCCTCCCCCTTGATCTTGAACTGAAATGTATGGGCCTGCGGCTTGGCACCGTTATCGACCGATGCCGATTGGTCAGCACGACAGACTTCATGATCAGCGCCGGCATCAGGAAAAATAGCCCAGATGGTTCGATCCATCCCGACGGGTTAACGAAAAAATTTGTCGCCGCGCGGAAAGCATCAGGTTTGGAATTTCAGGAAAGCCCGCCGACGTTCCACGAGATCCGAAGCCTGTCCGGCCGCCTGTACGAAAAGCAGAACGACAAGGCATTTGCTCAAAAACTGCTGGGGCATACAACCGAAATGATGACGCTGAAATATCTTAAAACGAGGGGGAAGGAGTACGTGATGCTCTAAAAGACCGAATATCAAAATTCGGACATATTTCGGACACTTTCGGACAAACGAAAATAAACCCTTTAAAATCAATAACTCAAAAAAAGACCGAATACGATTCCTATATTCGGTCTAGGGAAATGGCTCTTGGGAGAGAGCCGTGCGCTAAAAGTTGGCATTTAATGCAGGGCTTGTTCAGCCGTGCACTTTAAGAGTAGCCTACCGCGCCAGTTTTGCCAGCCGCCCGGCGGCCGCGTGATAGTTTCGTGACGAAATAACTATGCGGCAAATGCGCATCAATCCGCGCACGTTGGGCAAGGCGTTGGCAAACAAGCGATTAGTCAGCGCACAGCTTCTCGGCGCGTTCAATAAACGGCGCCAGGCTCATTTTTTTCCCCGGTTCGGCAGGGTCGTCCAGCAGGAGCACCTCCAGCGGCTGCGCGCGCTGATGGCCCTTCTTCACCTGCTGCTCCGCTGCGTCGTTGAGCGGGTATTGCATCAGAGTGCTGTTGTTGAGCACGAACAGCGCGCCGCCGCTGCGGCACTGCAGCGTCACTTCTTCCTTGGTGAACGCCCACTGTTTGCCGTATTCCAGTTTGGTGATGTTCACCAGTTTGTCTGCCGCCAGCGCGCCGGTCGCGGTTGCCAGCAGCGTAATGCCGAGTAATACCGATTTCAT